GTGGTTGGTGACACCCTCCAGGCTCCAGGACATGGACTTGCTGGTAGCGATCGACGTGTCGAACGACTTGGATTCGTCGTCGTAGGTGATCACCGTCTCCTCACTCTCAGACTCGCTGGGAGCGCAGTTGGTGAGGCCCAGCAGGCGAATCGGTGCATCGGTGCCGTTGAGCAGCATCGAGCTGCCAACCACTGCCCCGCTGGTAACGGTGGCCTCGGTCTGGTTGGCTGCGGTCAGTGCGTAGGTCAGCGTGAACGGCGCAGTGGTCGTCACGGCGGTGACCGTGAAGGTGCCGTTTGCAGCAGTAAACGGTGCGGGCAAGTTGGCCACGCCGATCACGCTGCCGTTGGCGATGCCATGGGCGCTGCCGAACGTCAGTGTCACCACGTTGGATGCGATGGCAGCCTTGGTGACAACCTTGCCCTCGCCAGCCAGCAGCTTGAAGGTGGGGCCGGTGCCATGCGGGAACACCAGCGAGGTGTTAGCCATCACCGTGGTGTTGTCGATGAACTTACCAGCACCGAGGCCTGCATTAGGCAGCAGGGTGGACAGGTTCACCGATCCTTTCTTCAGGACCTGGAAAAAGAAGTTGTAGCCGTAGGCTTGGGAGTAGACCGAAGACATGGGGATGCGTGATCGCTTCCCTTTCAGCGGTCCACTACCCGGTATGCCGTGCTAACGGCTTAAGGATGGCGCGGAAACCTAGCGGCAACCCGCCCTGTGCCTGCTGCTGTGAGCTGTTACCCCCGTGGTGTGTGCCACTGCCCAAACAACACCCGCAAGCCGTTTCAGGCACGGGTGTGGTGGGCTGGTCGGTACTGGAGCCTTGGGTACTTCGCCAGCATCACGGAAGCTGAGATCAAGGTGAATCGGGTGTATCGGGAGATGGCCGAGTGGAAAGAGATGCAGCTTCCTCCGCCCACACTGCTCCCACTGCTCCAGAAACGGGAGCAGGCACTGCAAGACAGCACACCGGCTGATCATCACCAGGCCAGTGAAACTGCCGGGTCTGGCCTGTAGCGGTGCCTTCCGCGATCAGGAATCCTCGCCAGCCATCGGCGGTGGGTTCAGGCGCCAGCAGGATGGCATCAGTGGCGATGAGCGCGAGCCGCTGGGGTGTTGGCTGGCCTTGGCCGGCAGTGTGCAGCACGTCGTAGAACGCGAGGGCGAAACCTGGGAACTGGTGCTGGTTGAGCAGCGCGAGCATGGCAGCACCAGCCTCTGATGGCGGGCGTTCACCAGGCTGCTGCTGGCGGAAGAAACAGAAGTCTGCCAGCGGCGGCGGCTTGCCGTCAGCGTGCGCGTTCACATAGGTCTGAGTGAGGGATGCGACTGGGAGCTCAGCCCAGTGCAGCTGCTGCATCAACCAGCGCTCACCTTCCTCGATCGCTTCTGTGATGTAGGAGACGGGGAGGGATGCGAATCGTTCGCGGCTGAACTCAGGAGCAGCGGGCCAGAGTCTGCGGCATCGCCAGAATGCTGCGGCCCAATCGGTTGGGGCGGGGCTGAGTTGTCCTGAGGCGCGAGCTTTCCCAGCGTTTCAACCATCCCTTCGATCAGTTCTTCAGGGGATTTGGCGGGCTGGTGACCGTTCTGTTCATCGCCGATGAAGTTGTAGATCGCGGTTTGGAGCGGCTCGGGCAGCTCGGATGAATCAGCTTCGGTCCAGGCTTTGCAACCGGGCAGCCGGTGGGCGATGGCAGCGGTAACGGTGCGCAAGACCTGCTGGCGGTGTGCCTTGCCGAGGGTGATGGTCATCTCAGCGATCAGGTCACATTGCTGCAGCATGATCCGCTGCTCTGTGGGCTCCAGCGGCACTGGTATCCCCAGGCGAGTTGAGAGGATACGGATTGCTAGTCGCTGAGCCTCGCCCTCGAAGCAGACCTCGTTGGAGTCGCTGTAAAGGATGGCATCAGCCAGCCTGCTCGACTCACGGGTAACGACTGCCTGGTATTCGTGTTCCCTGATGGCGATCTCTTCACCAGCCAGCAGCGAGCCGAAAACAGGGAACTCAAGGGAGCACACCTCACCGTTGACGGTGGCTGAAATGGTGCGCGTTTCGCGCTTGGGCGCGACAACGAATGGAAGCTGGGGCACGACTGCGCCGGGTGGGGGTACCGTAGGTTTCCGGCTTAGCGCCGGAGCTGCGCGAGCCAGACGTTTTTGAGCCGATCGCCTATGTCGTAGGTGACAATGCCGGAAACGTTTTCCTGACCCAGCACGGCGCGGGTCCAGGGGCGGGCGGGAAGCTGAACACGCTGCGCGTCGCGGTTCCCCCAGGGGAAGATGCGGGCCCCCTCATGCACGGCGGTGGCGTAGTTCGCGGACCATGTGAAGGTGGCCTGATACGGGCCACTCATCTGGTAAGAGCCGGATTGCCGCAGGCTGCCGGTGTCGATGATGTTGCGCGGGCTGCCGACCGTGCCAACCGTGCGCTGCGTTTCACGGGGCCATGCCCAGGCCTGCGCGGTGAACGACTGCTGGAAGGCGCCGTAGAGCTCACCCATCACGATTTCGGTGGCCCGCTGCGCGGCCTGCTCCGCAAGGCGCGTCAGGTTGCCTGATTCAACCGTGACCCGAACTGACATCAGCCTGCCGCTTGGAACTCAAGGCGGATCTTGTCACCGAGCACCGATCGAACCTCGGCGCCGATGCCGCCAGGGCCGAACGGATCCGCCAGGCCTAGCACCGTCACCTCACCCTGCTGCGCTGGCTGCGTCAGCGTCGGCAGCTGCTCCAGCACCGTGAGAATCCCTCTGCCATTGGCGCCAGGCAGCAACCCTGCAGGCGCTAGGCCGGTGGTGTTCCATGCGAAGGCTGAGCGTGCGGCGATCCATAGCGTGTTCGCTGGCAGCACCGCCCACTGAGTGATGTAACCGTCGAGGATCTGCCGGCGTGGATCGATGCTGGGCAGGCCTGTCGCGGGGTCAGTGCCGCTGTTCTTGGCGAAACACTCAACCACCCAGCTACCGGCTGCAGCCGGCACACCAGAACGGAAGTTTGCTGGTGCGACCGGCTGGGGCAGCAGGATCCGCAGGTTGGCGTAGGGCGCGAGGTCAGTTGCCATCAGCGGCGGCTGGTGCCACGGTTCCGCTCAAGTTTCCGCACCTTCGCTGCAGCGGCCTGCGCACGCTTTACGTTGGCGCGGATATTGGCAGCACCGGAATCTTTGCGGCCGCTGAGACCACGGGTTGAGGTGCGGCCACCGGCAAGCATCTTGGCCTCACGTGCGGCGGATGTAGCAGCCTTGTAGGCAGCCTTCGCCTTGCTGCTGCTGGCCTTGCTGCTGAACTGTTTGGTGCGTGCGGATTGGGCAGCCTTGGCAGTTGCTGCAGCAGCGCGACGTGCGGCCTTATTGCCCGAGCCACGGTTTGATTGAGCAGCAACCTTGGATTGCTGCTGAGCGCGAACGTAGCTGGTGCGTGCGCTGGAGTTCTTGCGGCCAGCGAGGGCGTTGCTGCTAACTTCCTTGACCAGCTTCTGCTTACGCTCAGCCACATTGCTGGACTTGGATTTGGCTTTGCCTTTACTACCACTTCCCTTACGTCCACCGCCGCCACCAGTGCTAGAGAAGCGACCGATGCGATCACGTTTGTACGTTCTAGCCATTGCGGAGGGAGATCAGGTAGCTGATCTAGCTTTCCTGTCTGAACTCAGCTCCGCATCAGCCGTGCGCTGGAACCGTCGCCACCGTCGTAGGGCTTGATGCCGAGTGCCTGGAGGATCTTGTGTTTCAGCTGCGCCATGCGTGCGGCGAGTACACCGCCAGCGGTAGCGTCAGCCCGGCCACCAGAGACGGTGCGAACCTTGAGCAGCGAGGTATCCCACTCCAGCACGTCAGCTTTCTTCTGCCGGTCCTGACGGGTGAGTGTGGTGCCAGGGATGGGGCCTTCATATTCCTGCGCGTTGCTCAGGTGGGCGGTGCCTGCTGCGACCTGATCAGACCAGTCCTGTTCGAGGTCTTCGATCTCATCAATCCATGCCTGACAGCGTGCAACGGTGCCGGGTGACACGTCTGCAGCGCGGTTGAGGATGGTTGTGAGGATCGTGAGGTTGTATTCGGAAACGGGCCAGAGGGCATAACCACGAATGAGCTCGCGATCATCGCGGGCGCTGCCGGCATTCGGCCGCCAGAGCGGGTTAAGGGTTGGAACTGCCATGGCCTAGGTTTCCTGAGACAGGATCCAATCCTTCAGCTCGGCCACGTACTGCCTGAGCTGGTGTGCGAGGCGTGCATGGCGGCCGTCACCAGTGGAGCGGTAGAGGTGTTCGTGACGGTCGATCGCGTCGAGGGATTGTTTGATCAGCGGATTCCATGGCGCCCGTGTAGGCGTGTCCCATTCGCGGGCCATGGTGTAGCGGCGTGCGTGGTGCTTGAGGTTTCCGTAGCGGTCACCACTCCCCTTCCCGCCAAACCCTGAGCACCTTCGCGCCAGGTCCCGCCAGCTCTAGGGCAGTGGCGATGGCCTGGGCCTGGGTGACGGCGTAGAGCTCGATGGGGCCGGTGGTGAGCTGGACGTGGTAGAGGCGGGGGATCATCGTTTCAGGTGCCATTCGCCGTTGGCGTCTTGCTCACCCAGCCGCTGCACCAGGGTGAGGTTGGTGGTGTTGTTCGGGTGGCGGAACGTGTATGGCGCATTGGGGTTGCCGCCCATCCCCCAGTAGCACTTCAACGTGCCGGGGTATGCGTCGCGATCTTCATCGGTGACGTACAGCAGCCCCATGCCGGG